CAGCATCTCTAGCTTTTCTTTTATTAGTGTCGTTTCTTCCAGCCATTACTCTTCGTCTTCCACAACAGCTTTGGGTGGCATCAGCATAACGCCGCCTGATGCCTCTACCTGCATCTTTTCTGTCTTCACTAGACCTGTGCGGTCAAGCAATTCTTTTGCGGCAACCATCTTATCACGAATGCCAAGTTCAGTTGGGTCCATCAAAGCACCCGCCATAGCGACTGCAGCCTGTGGTGCATTACGTGCCATGTATAGCTGTGTGGCTTCTAGGATTTCTTCTTTCAATCCTTTAACAATTTCAGATGTAGAACTTGTGTCAGAGTAACCTGCAATCTTTTTAGCTAAGATTACGCTACCTCCTGCTTCATCGAAAAGCGCATTCAAAAACACTTGTTGTTTTGCTGTTAGTTGTCTAGCCACTAAACTCTCCATGATGCATAGCATGGGCTAACTTTGTACTACGCGATTTTACCTGAACTGCCCACCTGCTGTCAAGCATTTCTTTTGCTGCAGTAGGATAATTTTCCTCGTGAATAGCCGCCCACATTTTTTTAAATTTACAAAGTCTTGGTACACCCATATTAAATGCCATGTCCATGACTACAAGTTGACGTACAGCGTCTAGCTTGTCAACGCAAGGGTGCGCTCTCACAAGTTCCTCTTCGACTATCTGCACGTCATTCCCTGCTAGATACATGGCATCAGCTTCGGTGATACCCATAGTATGAACAACTGCCATATTAGGGATATCCATCCACTCCAGTTCTGCTGGCGTAATGCCACGGTCTTCTAGGTTACGTCCAATACCAATGGTATCAATTCCTAGTGAATCTTTGTAAACTTCAAGGCGTAGACCTTCGTGTTTAATTAGTTTTTCAATAAAGTCTTCTCTACGATATTTCATTTTTCATGCCCCATCCAGACCGCAAATGCACCTGTCATAGCCCCCGTGACTACACTTACTAGTGCTGCTTGTTGACTTGTTGGTTCCGGTAGTGACATGAACCACTCCACTACCCGCCAAGCCGATAGCGACATCCCAATCATCATCAGACGGGGAAGTATCTTCCACCGTAGAAATCTTTCCATTGTTACTTCTGCCACGATTTATCCTCGCTTGCTCTTCTGTAGTTCTCTCGTGCAAACTCCACTTCGCCACTAGGACTACCTTTTACCAAAGAATTTTGTAGCACTGCGTACACCAAAGCTGGCAGCAACAATAACACCAAGGCTATATTGATACCATTCAGGCATCGCATTGAGTTGTGCAAATCCATTTGCTACTACTTCTTCCATGCCGGGAATGAAGGCTAGGATAAGCGGGATTGAAAACAAAATAGTAAGCCATTCGTCTTTCCATGAAGACTGACTACCTTTAGCCATCTCCAAATCCCAGTCTATTTCCCCGGTCGCCTTTTTTTCCATAATAACCGCTTCAGCCTTCGCCGTTGCGACTTTAGATGCAGTCTCTGCTTTCTTAGTTTCAACCTTTCCTTCAAGCCACGTACCCGCGAGTTGAGAGATTGGTCCTATGAGTAAGTTTAACATTAGCCTCTCCGAAACTGTGCAGTCTTCTTAGCAATAGTTTTTGGCTGTTTAACAAATTGTTTACCTGCTGCTTTGCCTTTTCTCTTAGCCCTAGTTGTAGCAGCATACTCTGCACTTGTCAAGGACTTTATTGCTTTTTCAGGCAAATACCTTTCACCTGTCTTTGCGGATGGCTTTCCTGATTTAGTGCGCCACTTCTGCGCTGTCCAGTTTTTAAGGCTTTGCTGTGGCTTCTTCATTACTTCCTCGACTTCTCTATAGCTTTAAATGTCTCACGTAGACTAGGCGGCTTTTCATTCTTTGGGTCATACTTGCACTGTATCTCTTTGGGAAAGTATTCGCTAGTATCTAACCAAACATTATCCACTGTATTGTTAGCACCATGATATATGCACAACCTTTCCCCATCTATAGTCTGACATCCTTGCAGTCTACATATTACGTATTCAGGAGTAGCATTAGCTGCTGCGCTTTTTAGGAACATCACGAATCCTACAAGCAAACCTGCACCAAGTATTAGCATCATTATCCATGCTACAATCTCTACAAACTTACGCCTACGTTGCCGTTGTTTGTATAGTGTCTCTTGGCGTTGCTTACGAATGGAACCTTCCATACGGACGAGTTCATCCCACTTAGACCTACCCATAGTCATGCCAATCCACTGCTGTAACTCGTAGCGTTGTGCTTCGGCCTTCTGTTTAGCAGCAAATGTTTCTATTGCTTCTTGTTCTACAGACTTACCAGCAAACAGTTTCTTAAATATGGGTGGGTTCTTGGCTTCTTTTTCTAGCATGTCCAAGTCGGACATTGCACCCATCCAACGAGACAAGTCAGACGCCATAGACTCAATGTCACGTCCTACTTGAAATCCTTTCTTGATAGCACCAAACGCCGCAGAAGCGGTTGCCATTGCACTAATCGGGTCCATTAATATATCCTTACGTTGCCGGGGTTAACGTATTTAGGAAGGCAGTATGCTGTAACTAAATTCCCTTGTTTATGTAGTGTCTGTGCGTACCAGACACACTCTTGCAAATCCCTAAAGAATAAGTCTTTGCTCTCTAGTTTCTTTTCTTCTCCAATGCCTACAAATACTAATAGTAGGAATACATGTTCCATATCATTTGTAGCCACCACCTGCTGACTTGTAAGCCTTGGCAAGCATCTGGGCTTTTCTCGCCGACCACTGTCCGGGTGCGCCGCCTTTACCGCCAGCTTTAATGCGGTTAAATTGTTGCTTCCTCATTCCGGGCTTAGTATAGTTGCCAGCTTCATTAACTCTGCTTTTGCTCTTTGGCGCACCACCCGCCGCAAGTTTAACCGTTCTAGTCTGTTTCGCTTTCGCTGCAGTCGGTGTGGCTTTCTTTTTAGCGGTTGGCTTTTTAGTGACACGTGGCATCTCCTGTCTCCTATCTCGCTGGGTCAAAAAATTCTTCACATGCAGTAGTAACAACTAGCTTGCTTGCTGTATCCGCTGTGCATTTAATGATGTCACCTGCGTGTAGATACAGTGGCCTGTCTACAGTAAAGATAGACTCATATGAACCACCTGCAATATTATGGGTAGTCAACAAGTCATACTCTGTGTTATCGTCTGCATGAAAAAGGTGTAGGCTCAAAGCTACGTTACCTGTGTGGTTGTTGCTTATAAACAAATTCTCCAAGTGAGAAGAAAAGTTTGCGGGTACAGTATACACAGTTGTCTTGTTCGTTGTAGACAACAATATGATTTCGGTACGAAACTTTGAGCCTGATTGTAGTACTGGCATTACTTCTTCTTCTTAGCCATGCCACCGCGCATCATTTTTTTCTTAGCTGCCATCTTAGCCATGCCACCGCCGCGCATTCGCTTCTTGGCAACTCCTCCACGCATCATTTTTTTGGATGCTACTTTTGTCTTGCCTTTCATTTCTAAGTCTCCGTCTGTCTAGCACAAGGCTCTCAAATACGTCATCTGGAAAGTGTTTGTAGTACCCACTCTTTTCCAGACTCAGTGCTGCATCGTCAAGCAGCGATAGTCTCTGCACAAATACCATGCAGTATGTCAGGGAGTCATCAACTACCCCATCTTCGATTAGAAAGTCCAGACCAGCCTTCTCAGCGTCATAGTCTGGGTGGAACACCATCAGGTGCATATCAATGCCAGCAATTGACATCAATTCATTCATGCCGTCACACAGACCATCTAGGTACTCCATGTCTGGCATGTATTCACTAGCCCACACAACAATGTCGTAGTCGTGTGTGTCAAAGTAACGTACAGAGTTCACAAGACCTGTGATACCCGTATTGATACTGAAGGTTACTTTATTCTCTGCCCATGCTTGTTTTGCATAAGGGCATGGGGGTAAGCCATTCAGCTTTATGTTTGGTATCTCAAGAAAGTTCTTAGACCAAGTACGTATGTCCTGTTCAACTCTATGCACGTCTGTTCCGCTTACCTGCTGTCTTAGTTCTAGCAAAAGACCTGTTTTGAGAAGCTGTCTGCAAAGTGAGATTACCCCGGCGATTGTCACGAGGATTGCCATTCTTGTGCGCTACATCTTTACCTGCCACATTTACGCCAGATTTCTTCAAAGCATTACGTGCAGCATTGCGGCTATCACGCCTCTTAATCTGCTCTGGCTTACCGTGGTAGTTGTCATACTCTTTACGGTAGTTGCGCTTCTTAGCAACACCGCCAACTGCCATCTTCTTCTTCTTAGTAGTTTTCTTTTTAGCGGGTGCCATTACTTACCTGTAATTTTATTGTAGGCTTCCAGACCTTTTGGCCCACTAGCTTTAAGTGCTTTTAAGCCATCGTTGACCATACCACCTGCTGCATACATATGCTGCTTGCCGTTAGCCATACCGCCACGCATCATGGCAGTCTTCTTTTTAGGCTTTGGAGTAGGCAGTGTAACGTCTACGTCTTTAGCCTTACGACCACCTGTCACCATCTTTGCGGGTGGTGTAGGCAGACCACGTGACTTCATTTCAGCGAGTACAGACCGCACTTCATTAGCACTGTATCCACTATCTTTGTTCAGCATGTTACGTAGCTGTGAATCTGATTTTGATTTAAGGTCCATCTTATTTACCCTTCTTCTTTGTTTCAAATACAAACTTCACACCATTCTGTTTCTTCTTAGGCTTTGGCTTTGGTGGTGTTACTTTTGATTTAGGCTTCTTAGGTTTGCGTTTAGGGAGTGTTATCTGCTTATCTTTGCGTGGGTCAGTCTTTGCTTTAGGTTTTGCTGCAGGTTTTTTCTTAGCTGGTTTTGATCGTTCTGAAGCTGACAGGGTGCCATCAGCAACGGAAGAAATACCAAGCATGTCGTGAAGAAAGTCAGCGATACCGTAGGCGGCAGCACCAGTAGCGGCAGCAGCACCAACACGGCGATTAGTGTTTCTACGTTTATTACGCATATATTTTTGAGACTCGTCAAGAATTGCACCTTTAATTTGATTATCCGACATGCCACTAAGAATGTCTTTATCCATACCTAGTTTACTACCTATACGATTTAGCTGTCTGCCTGTAGCTTGCAGTACTATATCGCCTAGCTTCATACCAGCATTTAATTTACCCATAACTAATCCTTTACCATTTAACCTTATGTGACCAATACTTCGCTGACAGCTTAGTAGTTGGCTTGCCCTGTGCATCGTGACGTGCGTAATAGGACTTCTTACGTGCTTTATCCTTCGCTGACTTAGGATTCTTACCAGCACCTGATACGCCCTGCTGCCCAAAGCGTATGAACTTATACTTACCACCTTCTGATGCCATCACACAGTGTGACTTAGTTGGGTGGTTAGGAGTTCTCTTAGGCTTGTTCACGCCTTTAAGACCTTCCTCTTTCATTTTATTACGTACTCTCTCTGGTATAGCCATTATGTCGGAGTTCCCGGTGATGTACACTTCCAGCTTACAGGTACGTGTAGCGGAATGTTCTCAATAATATCTGCACTCATTTCTACGGTACGCTCATAGCACTCGTCATGCGTCTTATACGGACCACGAGTGTCTTGTGCAGGAAAACACGCACCTGTCTGGTACATAACACAGACCATTATCCATGCTTCAAACATATCATTCGTTCCTCTCTGTCCACCCTTCTGCTCTCATAGCATCTTCTACGTGTTTCAGAGTAAAGGAACGCCCATAGTATGCCTCCACGGCAGTACGCACGTAGAAAACATCGCTATGAGGTATGTGGAGTTTGTCTAATGTGTTTGTACGGATGGCATTGTAGAATGCATCAAGTACATTGTCTGTGTATAGTTTTACAGATTTCTTCGCCATTGTCAAGAACTTTCTTTATCACGGGTAATATCACTTATGTGTTCAGTTAAGTGTATTAACAAAGAAACTTTAAATCATTTAAGTGTTGTAGCTAAGTGTTTTTATAGATTTAACTAAGGACAGTTAAGTGTAACACTTATATGATTCCTAGTTATACATAATTATACCAGAATCAGGGGATCGTGTCAACAGGGAAAATAGCTTTGCCTTAAAAATACCTTAATGTTGCACAATAATTAGGCATATTGCACGATACTTGTGCATGTATAGTTATGCATTGCCCTTGTGGTTAACACTTAATTTACCTGATCTGTGTATTTATGTGTATATACGTACTACCTACGGGGGTGTGGCCCCTGCCGGGGTCGCAATGTGTGATAGATTTGCCAGAATTGGCGAAAATCAAAGGCCCGTCTGGCGTTGCCAGCAAATAAAATGCCCAAAAACCATAGGAAAACCGCCAATTTCCACCCCATGCGAGGCAATACCGGCAAGGCATCACCTATGCCTAGACGATATCCATCCGCAACATGAATTCCAGACTATAAAAATGTAATGTTATAACATAACGGCGGTGCATATTCTCACAAACCCTACCCCACAAGAACAAAACAAGAACACTTCCACTAATGAGAACAAAACGTGAATACTATCCGGTGTGACATATATGCAACAGTGTGGCATACGTGTTGTGACATATAGGCAACATGCCCTAAATCGCGTTTTAAAGGCCGTAGACGGGTTTTACCCATTATCTGGTATAACCTATCACAACCCATGCTAGACGCATTTTTAGCTTCCACCCTACGTTACAGGGCATATATCAAAACAGCCCCATATATAGAGCCAAAAACAGCCCTAAAACGGGTCCAAAAATTTACTGGTAAATATTTCGCCCCTATTCATTTTAGGGGTTTATTTATGCGAAAATATCATTACACTAGAAGAACGATCAAACGATCGAAGGCCCACGGGCGGCCATTGCCCGAATTGAAAAGGAAAATATCATGTCTGCTATTACTCTCGAAAATGCCATTGCTTTTGTTGAGACAAATTTCGTGGCACCAGAAATTGAAAACCGCGCTGCACAAAATGCGGGGCTTTTGGTCAATCCCTATGCCGAATTTAATGCAATCGCGAATGCGGAAAACATATGCCATGTAGACAGCTTGCGCCCTGTTGACGTGGGCAAGGGCGGTTATAAATGCCCTATTTCCGGCCATAGCTATACGAAGGGAAAAGCTGGCACAAAAGACAACGCGCTATACAAGCGGCTCATGGACGCGCAAAACATGACCGCATTCTATGACTTGCGGGTTGCTGTCATTTTGAATGCGATCAAGAAATTTGCAGACGGTGCTGAAGTCTCGAAAGAGGATTGCGCGGCATTTTATGCTGATGAAAAGAGCGAAAAGAAAATTGCGAAATTGGTAAACGTCCGTTCACTTGCAAATGCCGTTAAAATTTACGCGCCCAAAAATGACACCGACACTGGCGGCAATGACACCGACACCGACACTGGCGGCAATGATGCAACGCCAGAAAACGTGACGCCGCCAGCGTCTGAATTTGTCGGTCAATATGCGGCGGCAATCGCAAAAGCGCAATCTGGCGAAATTGACGCGATAACCGCAAAAACCATTCTTGCCGCATTGCAAAATGCCATGGAAAAAGAATTTCTGAAAGAGGCGGGAATTACCGCCAAAGCATGGCAAGCCGCGCAAGAAAGCAAAATCAAGAAAACAGGCTAACACCACAACAACCCACAAGCCCCTGCCAGAAATGGCGGGGGTTTTTTTGTGTCTGCATTTTGGCGGGTACTATCCTATGGTGGTGGGGTGGTGGTGTGGTGTCGGTAGGTCATGGGCTAAAAATTTACTGGTAAATATTTTGACCGCCTGTCATTACTATCACAGGTGGTGTGGTGGTTTTTTGGGGTGGGGTTGACATATATGTGGGGAATTGCTAGTATAAATAAAGGTTGAAATTCTTTTGAATTTTGATTGTGGGTACAAAAATTTACTG